GCAGAACAAAACTGTACCCCTAGTTGTGGCACCAAGAATTCACGTTCTTGCGAACGCAATCATCAATTGTTAAACAATCAATGACAACCAAAAATAAGAAAATTGAAAACCAGTGAATAGCCCAAGTAAACAGGCTACTACCGATGATCAATATCTTACATTTGAAGGATTCTTCCAAGAATGTAAGATCCGTCTGCAAGTTAGTATCACACTTATTGAAACATAAGGGTGAGAAGAGAGCTATCGATTTGCTTAAGGCATTTCGTTTAGCCACTACACAGTTTGCTTTACAGCAAACCGTTACTAACATCCCGTTCTGTAAAACAGATAAGGATGGATTTCCGAAAGCAATACGCTTTCTGAAACCAAACAGACGTTCTAGGTTATCCGTCATGTACACAATGTCAGTCTTACGACTGATAGAGGAGTTCAGGTGTGAACCTGATTACTCAGTTGGTACTATAACGGCCGAATCTAGCGCTAAGGATGATATTCTTAACGATATATCGGATTACATCCGTGGTTTACCTTGACTGTTCAGGTATCTACCTAAACAGCTAGGCGAACCACGCCTTGTACTAAGTAACAAGGCTGGACCTAACGGTCCCGCCTCAATTACTTGTCTTAAAGATCTTCAGGCCTTACGGTCTGATCCCGATAAGACTCTCTATGAAACACTTAAGGCCTACATAACCGACGTAGTGCCTAAAGTGGATATGGAGAAATACGAGGATACTGGGAACGGTGGAGAAATCCACTCTAAACTAGTCTTCTTACGTGACAAAGCGTGCAAAACACGAGTTGTCGCGATAGCAGACTGGTGATCGAACGTGGCCCTGTCAAGTTTGCATGACGCATTCATGAAAGGGCTACGCCGTATCCCAAAGGATGTAACTTATTTCCAAGATAGGATACCAAGTCTTGTAAAAGACTTGGGTCCTAACCTATACAGTTCGGATATGACCGCTTTTACAGACAGATTTCCTGCTAAGTTAGAGGAAGCTGTTGTATCAGCAGCATATGGTGAACAAGTAGGTAAGATGTGGAGAATTGTCACGACGCACAGAGCCTTCTACAACGAAAACGTTGGAGAGGTTCGGTACGCTGTCGGCAACCCCATGGGTTTACTAAGCTCATGGGCTGTGTCAACATTTACACACCACGTAATCAAATCGTGGTGCGCGCAAAAATGCGGATTAGG